GAGAGTTTCGTGATCAGCACTGGGATAAAGTAAAGAACATCTGGACGCCCCGGTATGGCTTCAACACCAACACAAAAAGTCGCAACCTATTACTAAGCAGGCTTTATGAGTATGTGTCAAACAGCCACATGAAAGTGACAGATAAAGTATTTATGGCCGAAGCAAATACGCTCGTGTACAACTCACGCGGCAAGGTCGAGGCTCCGTCGGGAAAGCATGACGATATGGTCATGGCGACTGGGCTTGCTCTGATGGGCCTCGATCAAGTAGAAGACCTTATCGAAGAAGTGGCGAACAAGGTCCGTCCTACCAGCATCAAACAAATGTTGGAATGGGAACGGGCTACGGGCAAAAACTTCAAAGATGCGAACCCTGAGGAGTTTTCACCGGACCCTCTTCAGGATTTGTTGGATGATGTTGGGGTTTGGTGATCTCGCGGTGCGGCGCGTTATCCGCATGTAAAGGGGCGTAAAAATGGTTCAGCTTTCAGAAGAAGCAACCGAGGGGTTGTCCGCCGCACTCCAGGGACTAAACGAGGCAGAGGCATCACAGCCCGTCGAGCAGCAGATCGAGAATTATGCTGACGACGTTGACGAAGCCGAGTTTGACACGGAAAGCTACGAGCACGACGAGTCACAAGAATACGACGAAACCGATGTAGAAGAAGGCCACTCGGTGCCTTATAGTCGTTTCTCAAGCGTAATCGCAGCTAGGAACAGCGCAACCGAAGAGGCTCAAGAACTTCGGGAACAACTCGAGGCCATGCAGGCTCAGTACGAGCAGATGCAGCAGTTTCAGCAAATGATGGGACAGCAGCAGCAACCTCAGCATCAGGAGCCGGAGCACGAAATGCCAGAAGGCATGGACCCGCACATGGCTCAGATGCAGAGCCGCATGCACGAGATGTCAGTGCAACAAGAGCAGTTTACGCTGGAGCGTGAACTAGCAGCCGTCGCCCAAACACATCCTAACGTCGATCCTGAGGTTCTGCTTAACGCAGTCATTCAGGACCCGTCGGTGGATATTGCTCAGGTGGCGGAAGCTTATTCGACTCAGGTCGCTGAGATCGAAGAGGCTGCTATTAATCGCTTTCTAGCGAATTTGGATTTGGACGAGGCTGATGAAGAATCCACTCACATTCCACCGGAGGTGGCTTCACGCCAGGGGCGGCAGCGAACGCTGTCAAGCGCCCAAGGCAACAAGCCGCAGACGATGGAGCAAGCACACGAAGCCTTAACTAACTGGCTTCAAAATAATCAATAAGGATAAAACCAAATGGCTGTATCTACAGTATTTTCGCTCGATAAGATTCTGAAGGAATTTTATGCCGGGCCGATTCGTGACCAACTCAACAACGAGATGTTGGTCTTTGAACTTTTTAACCGCCGCAAAATGAACTGGGTTGGCCGTCGCGTCATCATGCCAGTGCGGGTTGGTCGCAACCTAAGCGGAGCATTTGCTGGTGACAACGGCGCTCTTCCGGCTGCGGGTCAGCAGACCTACAAGGATCTTACGATCCAATCCAAGTACCTTTATGGCCGCATGAGCATTACTGGCCCTGCCATCGCTCAAGCAAAAGCGAGTGTCGGTGCTTTCGTGAATGGCCTTCAGCAGGAGCTTGATGGCGCTGTTGAAACCGTGAAGAACGCCGCTGACCTGGCATGCTTTAACGGTGGTGGCGCACTTGGCTTCGTAAACGATCGCGCCGCAGCAGCGAGCACGATGCAGTTTTCGGGCAACCAGTCGAGCCTGCCTATGGAGCCTGCTCAAGGTATTCAGTGCGTTGTTATTCGTAGCGATACTTATGCTACGATTGCTAACGGCCACCTGGGTACCCCGCTTTTTGTTCGCCAGCGGGCGGGTATTCCCGGTTCGGTTCAGTTTGTTAATAACGCCGGTGTTCCCGCTGGTAACAACTTGGACTTGACCGGTTTAGCAAAAGGCGCTGTTGGCACCGTGGTTACGATCAGCGGAAACAACACGGTTCCTGTGAATGCCCCTACTACGCAAGAGGCGTTAGGTATTTACGGTAACTTGGGCGCTGGGTATTGGGACGGTGTTGCTAACCCGACTCACTGGGGTGCTGACCGCACCACGGCTACGGGTAGCACTGCTTTGCAGTCCACCATCCAAAGCGTGGAAAACACGATTGCGTCCGGTGTAGCCGGCGCTGGTGCTCGCACTGCCGTGGATACCAAGCGTATGCAGGCTATCCTGGACGACATTGCTGATCTCAGTGGCGAGTCCCCTGATTGCATGATCGCTCATTATATCTTCCGTCAGGAATACACGGCGCTGATGTCGTTCACGAGCGAAGTTGCTGGTGGTATTACTACCAGCCGCAGCAAGAACGTGGACGGTGGCGACCCTGGATTCAACATGGGCGCTTTGTCTTTCAACGGCATTCCGTTGAAGGTGGCTCGTCAGTGCGGCAAAGGCCTGCTGATCTTCTTGAACCTCAAGTCGTGGGTCTGCGCTGAAGTGCAAGCCCCTGGCATGGCGGATCTTGATGGCAGCGTGCTCAGTCGTGAGGCTGGCGCTGATGCGTACGAAGCATTCGTTCGTTACTACTACAACACTGTTTGCACAGCACCGAACCGGAACGGTATTCTGACCGGTATCAGCTACGCAGGTGTGTAGTGGTTCTTGAGGTCATCCGGCTCTGCGTGGACTTGGCGCAAGTTGCACTGCTCTGGAAAGCAGTCGTCTTGTTCCGGGACTTCGTGGGGCCGGGTGCTCCTCTGGACGAATCTGACCAACTGGCAACGCCGTCTGAGTTGTGGGAGGACTAATGGCACGCATGAGCAAAAGGCTTGAGGAAATCTTCGCCGCCGACCAAAGGCGTCGTGGTGGAGAGACCACTGCGTTGGGCCGTCAGGCTGCCGAGGCCAGAGCGCGACAAGCGCAGAAGTCCGCTAAGAACGAGGGCATCGGGGGAGCAGTCGGAACGCTTGCTGGCGGCCTGGCTTTGCTGAACCCTGTGACGGCTCCGTTTGCCGGGGCTGCTATGGGCCTTGGTGCGGTTGCCGGTAAAGCTGTTGGCCGGGGCGGTTTCGAGAAGGGTGATCTTCTCGAGGCTGGCATGGCTGCAACGCAACTCCCTGCTGCTGGTTCTAAGAAGTACGACGCTCTTGAAGGGTTGCTTCAATCTTGGAAGTATCCATCGAAGGAAAAGTAAAATGGGAAATAAAATGAAATCTCGCAAGTTGTGGTTAAGCGTAGCGGCGGCGGTGTTGCCTCTGCTCGCGAAGCATTTCTGGCCTGAGCTTCCTACTGAGGTAATTATTACTTCGGTTCTTGGCGCTATTGCTGGCGTCATGGGCATCAGCATGGAAGACGTGGCAAAGCAGAAGCGTGCTGCCGTGGAGGCTGCAAGTGCTGCGGGAAAGCCCTCGGACTCAGAAAGTTAGCTCCCGTTGTATTGCGCTCTGGCGATACTGGGGGGCTTGACCTGCTACTTAGCGGGAATAGTGACAGGTGGGATACTGGTCTTTCTGCTCGACACACCATCGGCAAGGACTTCGATCTCACAGCCCAGTTGTCAGCCGGAGCCCGATGGGGAGAAACCGCCGATTGGCAAGGAACCTTAGGAATGAAATGGAGGTGGTAACATGGCCACTGAAAAGAAAGCAAAGAAGCCGGCAGCGAAGAAACCAGCAGCAAAGAAGGCAGCAGCAAAGAGCGACGCCTTACTGGCCTGGGAGCGTCGTTGTGAGTTGTGCGAAAAAATCAAAAGCGGTAAAGTCACAGCGAAAGAAAAAGAAGAAATCGCTTTGATCACCAGTCAGCGCGGTGACTGTGAACCCGGAAACAAGCCAGCGTAATGCCACTTGAAACCGGATCTTCACCTGATGTCATTAGGCGTAACGCTGCGCTGCTTATTAAGGAAGGGCGCAAGCCCAACCAGGCGGTAGCTATTGCATACTCCCAAGCTCGCAAATCAAAGAGGAAGAAGCGCAATGCAAAAGTGCCCAAAGGCGTCAAAGCTTAAGCAGGATATTGATTCGTTCAACCAGGATAAACTGGGGTTTGTTCGTATCTGGGACCTGTGTTTGCTGTTTCTTCAGGGGCGGCAGCAGATTGTGTACGACCGGACTAGCGGCGATCTTCGTCGTGCTCGGGTAGACGGACAGACCGTAACGATTAACCTGATTCTGAATATGTATCGCAACCTTCAGAGTCGGCTTGAGGTGGCCTATCCTGGAACCACGGTTCTCCCTTCGAGCCCCGGTGCTGAAGATATTATTAAGGCGAAGACGGCCGAAGCTGCTTTGCAGTATTACTGGCAAGAGCAACGCATGTCGGCAGTGTATTCAGACCTTTTGGGTTGGGTACTAAGCTGCGGTAGTGCTGCGCTCCACACCAGATACAATGGTAAGAACGTGGTCACAGAAGTGGTTACTCCTTACAACCTTTACTTCGAGCCCGGTGTTACGGGGTTTGATGAATCGAACTGGGTAGCGGTGGCAAAGCTAGTCAACCGGGAAGCTCTGGTCGAGGCGTACCCGGACAAGAAGGAGCTTATCGAAAAGGCTGCAAGCTCTCCTCGTGGAAAGGATCAGAAGCGCAGCTTTTATGGTTTGTACCCATCCAAAGACCTGCAAGACAGGCTTGAGATTTTTGAGCTTTATTTCCGCAACGGGAAAAGAAAGGTCTTGTTGGGTGAGAACTATATCTTTGAAGGTGAATGGGTAGGTGAAACCTTTCCGATTCAATACGTTCGATACTCTAAAATCCCTGGCCGTTTGTGGGGTGTTGGTGCTATTGAGCCGCTGTTAGAAATCCAGATCGCATACAACAAGGTGCGGTCGCAGGTTATTGATAATGCGGAGCTTATTGGGAATCCGAAGTGGTTAGTACCAAAGACAGCAGGAGTGGGACCAAACAGCCTGACTTCCCGGAAGGGGGAGAAGGTGTACTACAACCCGGCCGGCGGGGCTCCGGTTCCGGTTACTCCCCCCTCGTTGCCAGGGTTTGTCTTGCAGAATGCCTCTCAGCTAGCGTCCGAGATGATGGACGTGAGTGGGCTTCACGCTACGTCACTTGGTAAGCGCGCTGTCGGGGTTACCTCGGGCAAGGCGATCGAGGCTCTGTCGGCTCGTGATAACACTCAGCTACAGGCCACCCAGAACGACCTAGAGCGCGCCACGGAGCGCATGGGCAAAGTAATCCTTACTCTGATGCGCCAGTATTACACTGAGGGTAAGATGATGCGGATGCTCGATGCCATGGGCCAGGTGGTGTTTAAGTACCTGAAATCAACGGATCTCGAGGAAGACCCGGAAATCTTTATCGAAGCTGGGTCACTGTTTCGGAACGAGAAACAAGATCGGGACCAAAAGGTTCTGGACCTTATGCAGCTTGGTTTGCTGGATAAAGAGACGGCCTTGCGTGAGCTTAAGTTTGGTACTGGGAACACCTACGTATCAGAGCGCCTTCAGGCTATGGCTCATGCTAACGATATGCTTGTTGCTGCTGCCACGGGACACCAGATCGAGGTGTTTGCTACTGATGACCTTCGGGCCTTCCGTGAGGTCTTTGGGGAGTACATCCGATCCTCTGAGTATTACGAGCTTCCGGTGGAGCGACAGGCTTACATTCGTGATATCTACGTTTCTGTTATTACCGCCGATTCGCCTGATCAGGCTGCCGCCGAAGCGCATTTCAAGCGCACGGTATTCCCTCGTCCCATGCGGACTGAAGAGGGTGAAGAGAGAATGGAGACGGCTTACCAGTCTCCGGTCTCAGCCATTCAGGGCGAAGGTGAGTTTGACCGGATGTCGAGCTTGAAGATTGCGCAGCAAATGATGGACGAGGTTCCTGAGCAGGGTCTTCGTCGCACACCAATGGGAGGCGGCTGATGAACACAGGTCAGGTTTATGATTTATTTCGTTCGTTGATTGATGAGCCAGATCAGACGTTTCTTACTGAGGCGCAAGCTCAGACCATGCTCGACTTAGGGTACAGGGAGTTTCGTCAGACTGTTACCGATATCGACACCGAGGTTTACAGCACGCGTTTCTTCATCAACCCAACTGGGTCGTCGTTTGACTTGGCCGGAACCCTGTTTGCAAGTGCGGCTGTGCCAGCAACAAATGCAGCGCAAAGGATCATTCGTATTGGGCGCGTTGACAGCGCAGCAAACGATGGCTTGTCTTATTACTTGGTTCCTACTCAGAACCCGGTACAGGTGGAAAACATGGAAGGCGACTACTGCCTATCTGTCC